TCATGAATGGGATCGGGCCCGGAGCCTTGTCGCTGATCCCTCTCACGTCTGACCAGTGCCCACCCACACCGCCGCCCTTTACGGAAAGCCATGCTACTTCACCATTATGATCAATAAGGCTATCAAGATTGTCCCCCACGTAAGTAAGGAAACAACTAATAGGCAAGCCCCTATTACCTCTGCCATGTTCAGGTGCGTTCGACAGCACAGGTGACGCAAACATAAACCAACCTTTACTAGCGTAGTCATATATGCGTTGTGCCAAGTCAAGGTCACCATAGCAATAAGCCACTGAAGCACGCGCAAAGGCTTGCTGAGGAGACTCTTCATGCTCAAGCATATAGTAGTCGCGCATGAGAGTAATTGCTTGTTCACTAAGGCGATTGTCTCTTTCATAATCAATCGTTATCCCAAGGTGTTGACTCATCTAAATCTATCTCCAGTGCATCTTGTTGTTGTTCAATTCGGTCAACAAAACGTTCTACCAAATCATCTGAAGTAATCTCTAACACTTCCATTAGAGTTACTTCATCAAGGTGTTTTAATTTATCTTTAATTTCTGAAAGGGTAAGCATCTATTTTACCACACTTCTTTTAACTTGTCAAGGTAGTGTGAACATTTTTCTAAATCAATCTTGCCACCTTTGTCTTGAAATCTTGATATGTATTTGATTACATTACCAATTAGGTATCCTTTGAACTGCTCTTCAGTTAGGACTACCTCCATATAGTCCCAAGGCTGAATAGCTTTTTGATAGTGAGTACCCCCAATTTGATGGTTGCGTGCGATCTCGTGTAGGTCAGGCATAACGTTCTCTCAAGTAGTTGATAGACACAGGCATCTCATCGAATGTCCCATCTTGTACTTCATGTAGCATCCAAATACCAGACCAAGATCCATTAGTCTGTGGGTTCAGATACTCTTCATCATGTTGATAATAGATACCTGCAAACAAACCAGTAATACGTTTACCATCTGCACGTCTAGCGTAAGAGATTGAGCGATCTTGCACGTGTCCCATTACACAACTCATGTGTTGCTTGTTGATCAGCGCATTAGATGAACTGACTGGTCTACCCATCACACCACTAACAAAGTAATGACTGTAGCATACACCATCAATGACAACAGGTTGCAAGAAATCATACACTTCCCATCCCATCTCTGTCAAATATAAATCATCAAACGACATTAGCCCTTCAAGCTTTGGATCAGCATTAATTGCTCTAGCAATACGATACTCATGATTGCCTAGTGTAAACACCATACGAGGGTTCCATTGCTTGTGTCTATTACGGTGTAGTCTTTTACGTTCCTTCTCAATTGGTTCTAAGAATACACGCATCGCTTCAATGCCTGCGTTGATATCATTAATGTAACGCCTACCTTCAAATGACTTCTTACCCACATCATAAGTAGATAAAGAAGGCATATCAAAGTGATCGCCAATATGTACAATTACATCTGGCTTTTTCTCGACGGCATATTGTCCTGCCCAACGCAAATGATCTGTCGGATTTCCCGGCTTGACTTGCGTATCAGGTATCACCATATGTTTCATTAGTTTCTCCATTGTGGTTAACGGCGTTAACCATTGCCAATAGTTCAAAGAAATGTTCTGCGTCTACGACTGCGAGTGGTCTCCGTCTATTCTCTTTAACGATGACAAGCGGTTGTGCATCGCTTCGATTGTTGCACTGGTCAACATAACGATAGACTCCAACTCGCGCAAGCGACTTGCATTCGACATCATACGCGAAAGACTTGTAAGCCAAAGGACTAAGCTGAACATCGCTACCACTAACGCCCATGCTTGTTGATCTAACATCATCACTCTCCAGATGCGGATAGGTTTGCAGTATTTGTTGTGCTGTCCACTGCTGTAGTTTCCTTCCCTTTGCTTTTGCACTCTGTGTTTTCATAGGGAGGTTCCCATATCTCTCCGCGTTTACGTTGTAGATGCAATAAGATTCCATTCTCAATTGCTCTTTCTTTACTGCCTAGTTGCTCAACGCAAATGTCAAACATCTCACGTTCTGATTTATCACTAAGCAACTTCTTTGCTTTAACTGGTCCGATTCCTTTCACACCGATAATGTTATCAATCCTGTCACCTGTCAAGAACTGACAGTAAAAGTTAAGTATACCCTCCTCTTGTGTAATGTAGTACTGCTCATCCTTAACAAAGTTGTAGTGCCATCCTTGCACTTGATCAAAGTCTTTATCAAGAGATACAATAATTGATTCGTCGCCTAGTTCAGTAGCGGCTATTGCAATCTCATCGTCTGCTTCACAATCAGTGGAGGTGATTCCATTCCAAGAATAATAAAGGTAATCACGCAACAGAGAAAGATGTTTTGGTTTTTCTGCTTTGCGGTTACCTTTGTACGGAGCAGTGACTGCAACGTCATGTCGGAAGTTGGTCTTACCAGTAAGGTATGTAGTCCATGAAGAAACATCGACTCGAAACATTACCAGATCTTCCATGAAGGAGGCCATCGTCCTGATAGCCACATCTTCAGACTCCTCATTTGTTGCAAACCCAATACGATAGCAAAGGATATCACCATCCACTAATGCAATCACAAGGTCTCTTCTTCCTCAGCTTCTGGAACATACTCGTGAAGATCAGTAACCACAAGCTTGACAATCCCAAGAGACATACCTTTCATGCCTGTAGGATTCGTCCAAGAGTATGGCTTAACCATAACATCTGCGCGAGAGCCGTTGCCCACGAGAACCTCTGGCCCTATCACATCACCGCTTTTGTCATACGGTTTGATCTCATACTTAGATGATTTACATGTGACAAAGAAGCCTTGCTCTGGTTTCTTCTCGTCATTAGACTTAATAGAAACACCTGACTGCTCAATGGCTTCAATGTGTTCTGGTGATAAATTACACAGATCTACTTGAAACTTACCTGACAACTTGTTGCGCTCATAAAGATGAGGCCAATACAACTCGACATTAGAAAGTTTAAATACTCCACTCATTACTCATTCTCCTATAGGTGAGTCATTTCTTAGACATAGGGACAGAAGGTATAGTCTCTATGAATATTCTATATTATAGCACTAATATGTATCAGTGTGTATCATACCAATTACATCCAATCTTACTCTCTGCATCTACTGGGCATCGAAAGCCCAAGGTAATCCCTGCTGTTCTTGCGGAGTCAACCATGATTGACGCAACCTGTTCGCCATACTTCTCCTTTGTTTCAATTTGAATTTCATCATGTACAAATGCAACCTGTTGCACAGGGAATCGAAATCTTTTAAATCTTTTGTGCGCTTCAATACACCACTGCTTTGCAATGATAGCCCCGCAACCTTGAAGGAGGCTGTTGAGTGCGGCATGCTCAGATCTAACAATGATCCTTCTACCATCCAACCCAGACACGTACCCTTTGCTCGCCACTTTCTTAACTTTTTCCATAAGTCTTGATAGCGCAGGGGTGTTAGCATAAAAGCGCGACAACACCTCTTGCCCTTCACGCGCACCTCCCCCGACAATACTACCAATCTTTGCGGGTCCTGCACCGTAAAGGGTTGCATAGATGAGAGTCTTAGCCTGCGGTCTCGTAATGCCTGCGGCATCTGCGTTCTTCTGATGGATATCTCCATTCAATAATTCCTCTTGCCATTCTGCGTCTTGCATATAATGCGATAGACAACGTAGTTCGATACCAGACAGATCAGTACCAACGAGAACATTACCTTCCTCAACAGTCCACAACTTACGACAGTCGTCACCATACTCACTGTTGACACTAGGGATCTGTCCCATGTTTGGTTTCTGGTGTGTCATACGTCCAGTCACAGCACCGTTGGTAATCACTCTGCCGTGTACGCGCTCATCATCCTTGACACTATCAAGCCATGACTCAATCAACCCTACACGTTTCTGTATCATTAGATACTCAGCAATCAGTTGTGCTTCTGGTTTGTCAATAGACTTGAGTGTGGTCTCGTCAACTATGATACTGCCTTTCTCAGTCGTCTTAGTAAACTTAACACCAATGCTCTGCAACCTTTCTGCGATCTGTTGCCTTGACCCCACATTGAATACGGTAACCTTGTCCTTGAGTCTCTTGCCTGTTTTCTCTGACCAACGTTCTTCCACAATAGGAGGGAATACAGTTTGCATCTGGTCAGTAATAAAAGACATGCGATCTTTAAGTTGAGCCAGTAGCAAGACAGCTTCCGGTACATTAAGTTTAAATCCATTGTCCTCTTGCCTCTTCATAATCAGAGCAATCTTGTGCTCAAGCTCAACACTTTTACCATACTCACGCAACTCTAGTTGAAGTTTGTGAAAGAGTAATCCAGTGACATGTACATCTTGACGACAATAATTAATCATCTCATCTGTCAAGCCGCCGTCAAAGTCAGTGAACTCATCTTTGTAATCACCAAGTCTTTCACCCCATGCACGCAGGCTATGCCCACCCTCCAGTTGTGGATTCCATAACCTTGACATCACCAATGTGTCACGAACTTTAGAGAGGGGAATCGTTACTCCCCAAAGCCGTGACAACACTGGCCCGTCAAACCCTATGATGTTGTGGCCTACTACGATGTCAGCATCATCAATGTAATACTGTAAATACTGTGGTGTAGTGTACACAGTAGTATGATCCTCGTAGTTAACCACACAGCACCATATTGTATCGTGCGCTAGGTTGGTCTCAATATCTAAGACCAGTACTTTCTTATTACCTATGCGCATTACAACTCCTCTTCTTCAACCTCTACCATTCTTCCTGTATGTTTTGAATATAACAAACTACAACATGGCCCTGTCGTACCGCTGAATCTATTCTTTAGTACACGAACCTTTGTGGTGTTCCTCTCCGTCTCATCCTCTGCCTGACCGTTACGCTCAAGACCAATCACCATGTCAGATAACTGAGCTATAGCACCAGAGCCACGTAGCTGTGCCAGTGATGTAGCCGCACCTTCCTCGTGTCCTTTGGTATCAGGACGCTTGAGATGTGACACCACAATCAGAGCTACACCAGTCTCTTGGACAAGCATACGCAGTCGCGTCATGATTTCGTCTATAGCTTTTCGTTCGTCTCCACTGGCTTGAGCAGATACCACGATGCTAATATGATCCAGAAAAATATAACTACACCCCAAACCTCTGGCAAGATATCGGACACGATTGACAATGTTATCGACGCTAGTACTACCGAAATGATCAAAGAGATAAACACGGTCAGTACCGAGAGTTTTATCAAATGCTTCACGCTTCTCCTCCACGGTTGCTGTTGTATCAGGTAAATGTAACGGTTGGTTAGCCGCAAGAGACATCAAAGATAAACCTGTCTTACGCACAGATTCCTCTAAGAACATCAAGCCTAGACTGTCATCCGTCTTGTTCAGTATATGCCAGACAATCTCACGAACAAACTGAGACTTACCTAGCCCAGAGCCTGCAGTAATAGTTACAAGCTCGCCTTTACGGATGCCATAGGTTAACGCCGTTAACCCTTGAAATGGGTAGTCACAGTCAGCAGGAGCTAACGGCTTCATCACATCATCGTATAGACTACTACCGACAACAATACCATCAGGGACATGCTGTTCTGCTGACCACCACTTGTCAGTAAACTCCTTCATCTTTTTGTTGCACAGGTAGTCGCACGCATCTTTCATGCCATCAAGATGTCGATACACTTTTGCTTTAGCTCCGAACATCTCAGCAACCTGTGATGCCGCCTTCTGTCCCGGCTCGTCTGCGTCAAAGCAGATAACCACGTTGTCAAAGGAATCGATCCATTCATAGTGCTTGCGTATATCTTTGGCGGCAGAGCTTGCACCATTGCGGATAGAAACCACCGGATACTTAGACCCAAGCATCTGGTATGCCGCCATCGCATCGAACTCACCCTCGACAATGGTGACGTACTTACCGCCCTTGCTGAAGAGATGCTGACCATATAGCTGTGCGTCTTTCCAGTTGCCATTAACAAAGAACTTCTTATCAGCAGAGCGTACCTTCTCAGCTATGACATTGCCCTTGTCATCTGTGTATGCGAATCCAGTCGTGGAGTCAAGTGAGTCATGCATACACTTGTAAGCTTTCGCTGTCTCACTGCTGATACCTCGACTGATAATCGTCTTGTATAAACTCTGATTGTCCCATGCAAGCACAGGCTTGCTGTCGTGTGTTGTTGCGTGCATTAGTACCTCGTCATGGTTAACGCCGTTAACGTCTGTTGTAGGCGGTCTACGTGCCTCACAAGAGAAGCAATGAGTCCACCCGTCATCGTTCATTGCAAGAGCATCGCTTGATCCGCAATCATTGCATGGTAGGTGCATCTTTACAAAAGGCAATCTCGTTCTCCTTGTACATTTTACTCAACATACTGAGTGCATATGATTCTTTTGGATCACAACAGTAATCCGCAAGAGATTCTAGCACACGCAATAGACCGTGTTTGTAAATCATTTCACAACAATCAGTCAGTACTATATGTGCGTTGTGCTCTTCCATCGCAAGAGTAAAATCATCTATAGGTATATTTAGATCATTCATCTATAT